TGTTTCCGGTTATCTTTGCGAGGGTGGCGAACATATCCGTTGTCGCCTTAACATCTTTTCCACCGCTCTTAAATGCGTCGGCCGTTTTCTCGGTACTAACAGCAAGAGCATCCTGCGATTCCGCCAACTGCTTAACGGCCGCACTTGCATTTGTTGAATTCGTCTCCAGATCCGCCAGCTTGCTCAGCAGTGCCTCTTCGGCGGTGGCGAATTGCTCAGCGGTTATCGCCCCTTCAGCCTGGTATTGAGCCAGCTCCGCAAGTTGTCGCTCATACTTTGCCGAAGACGTTTCCAGTGATCGCATGAGCCGCTCGGCCTGCTGCCCGGATTTGCTGGCGTTTACGCCGACTTCGGCCAGCTTTGCGGATGCTTGATCGTCAGCCTTGATCAGGATTTCTACAGCTTCGCTCATACCTGACCTTTCCTTCCTCAGCTTGGAAAAACTGCGCCGCGTCGATGAATCCGACTGACTGATCTAGCACCCCGCCCGCGATCGGGGGGAGTCCTTTTTGAAACAACTCGAACAGGTCCAGCGAACCGATGATCTGTGAACAAAATGAATTCGGGCAACCGTCCAGTTCAAATGTTCCGTCTCGACATTCCTTGCATCCGTCGCCGTCACACAATGGGCATTCAATTTCAACTCGGTTGTCTTTCGTGCTGAGACTCCGGCAGGTTCCTCGCGTACAAGACCGACACAACATTCCGCCCCGAATTAGGGCTGCGACTCGATACTTTTTTTTTCATCTGCGGTGATGTGCTGGTTGTACATCACTTTGCGGAGTAACTCGCGAGCCTCTTGATAGCTCAGCACCTCATGCAATTCTTCGGCGCTGAACTCTTTGCCGCCCATGTTGACCCAGCCAATCACGACGCCCGACAACACTTCAACCGTGATCGCGAATAGTTCCTTGATTGAGATGTCAGGGTTCTGCGTCCACTGGTCCAGAACGTCGGCGATTTTTTGTTGACCTCGCATTGACTGCGAGCGAGCGTAAAACGTCGGCTGCGTTGCCTTCGGCTTATCCGCGTCGATATCCAACACGATCGGGTATTTTTGGCCAGGTTCAAGAAATAACGGCATACGGTCCTCAGTCAAAGGCAATGGTGAGTTCGGTATCAACGGCACTTCCAGCAGTCGCCAGCCATGTGACATCGTCGGTCATCATGTCTGACCGATTGCCCTGCTGCTTGTTTTCGAGCTGAGCTTTTGGCGCGGCGATGACGATTGACGCAAGGGCCACCCCGACCCGCATAGAAAAGGCTTCGGGAGTACTCGTGAGCCACTTGGCATCTCGGTCCTGCGTTGCCACCAATTCAGATTCCGGATCTGCCGTGATGACCGGGGCGCGATTTGTTACGATGGCTGACTTAAAGCCGCTGCGATCTGCTACATCAACGCACTCTCGCATGATGACGCTATTGCCCGCATCAACCTCCACATTAGACGTGCAAAGATTCACCGCGTTCCATGTCAGAACGCCGGGAGAAAACCTCAGCGGTAGTGTCGTTGGGTACGTCGGGGCGATGATTGCCGTGTCGGTTTCGTTGCTGGAGTATTTGCCAGTGAAGGTGAACGTGATAAACGCCACCTTTCCCGTGGGGCAACTAATCTTGAATGTGCCCATCGCACCTGAAAGCAGCGAACGCTTGCCGTCTTTGTAGTGAGCAATCGTCAGTGTCTTGACGCCGTTCGCACCCGGACCAGATGAAACTGGCGAGAATGTTCCGGCAGTGTCGACCCATCCACAAGCAGGCAGCAGCACGCTGGCCCATGTCGGGATTGTTGTGCCGTCATAGCTCAGGTCATGAACGATGGTGCATGTGCCCATCATCCCTTCCGGAATGCCCGCCAGATAGTTGAATCCGCCTTGGCCTTCGCGGCGAGTTACGGCAACGGTCGGCTGAATCGAAAAGTCGCGAGCGTTGTATGCACCTTCCGCCCCGGTAATCGTTTCGGCAGTGCCGACTGTGGTCTCGACCTTGGCAGCAAACACGGCGCGTCGTCTTAGCAATGGCATTTTGTTTTCCTATGTTTTGACAAGGCCCGAAGCCCGGAGGACATTGAGATTGATTCGACGTTCTATTTGTTTCGTGAGTTCCGCATTGACTGCTTCGACCTGCGGACCTGCCAGATTGTTTTTGACGTATGCCCCATAAGCCGACACGCCCTTGATCTGCACTATTGGCAGACGCCCGGCTCCTTCTCGCTTAAACGCATTGCCTCGCCAGTTTATGTTTACAGCCTTGGGATTCGGTCCCATAAAAGCGCCGTCGACTCGACCGCGCCCGCCCACCTTTGAAATCTTGAACGAGACGCCGCGTTTGTCCTGTCGTGCTCCAAAATGTCTCAGGCCGAGTCTCGGAGTTTTCTTCAATGAAACGACCGCCTGCAGGCTTTGCGGCGATGCCGCAGCCCTGATGCTGAGCGGCTTTTCTGCTTCATCCTTTTTTATGTTGATAGTTGCTCTGATTTCCCGGCCCATTTCCAGCTTGGTTTTTTTCGACACTGCGTTGATTGCGGCGGCCAGTTCCTTGGTCAGGCTTTTTTTTGCTGCCGATACTGACTCCGCGAGTCGCTTTAGCTGCTTCGCATCGATGTCGATTCCGATCATGCTCGCACCGTGTATGGGTCACCTTCTGTGATGCGAAACGTGACAGCCAACGGAACCGCAATTCCGTCATAGCTCCCATCAGAGACAACGGTCTGCTGTGATCCAAGATCCGCATTGATTGCGAGGTCTCCGAAGGTGTGCCACGTTGCTGCGTCGTTCACAATAGCTCTGTGAATTTCTGCTTCCATGACGTCTTCGTAAACCTCAACCGGCGTCGTATCTTTTTCGCTTGGGGCGATATGCACGCGAATTGAAAACGTCTGCTGGAACGCAACTGCCGGAGGATTGCCAGGACAATCAAGCTCAGTCACTCTGGAGACTTCGCCACGAGTCAAAACGATCAATCCGTGCTGTGGCGTGTATGTCGCCAGCTTTGTCGGCCTGACGACATCCACGAACGAATACGCTCCAGCACTGCCGGACACCAACGCCTGTAGCCGCGCAAAGATCTCATCCGAGATTCGCGAGACGACAGGCGTTTGGAATGTTACCGACATATCAACACCAGCATTCCAGAGTCATGTTCAGACAACAATTGGACTGACCGCTTCGTCGGCGTTTCTCCGATCCTCACGGCCAGCTTGATTTGATCGCCGCCAGTGTTAAGTTCTTCGCTGCTGATTCCTGTTGTGGAATTGTTAGCTACTCTGACCTCGAACTCTGGCACGATCTGCTCATCCGGAGCGAATGTCGACACCTGATTGCGGATCACGACGGCCTTGATAGTTCTGGCCGTCGCTGGTGCCCCAAACCGATGCGGATGGTACGTGACTGTTTCAGCGAAGTGATCGCTATTGAGAAACACGCCAGCCGCATCGGTTACGATCCGTTCCGCTAAGCTCATGCGCGTTTAGCCACAATCTTGACATAGTCAACAGTCACTGCGTCGACGTTGGCTGATGACGTTTTCTGAATCTGAACGAACGGCTGCAAGCCGCTTGTGTATCCAGCCATTGTAAACGTGGTTGACCGAGCAACTCGATTGCCATCAATGTAAAACTTGATGTCGGACTTGTTACTGAAGTCGATCACGAACCGCTTAAACACGGTGGCCAGTGCCGTAGCAGACGAGACTGGAGCCGTGTCGGTGACGTTGTCGTCGGTTTCAACCGTGACGTCGGTCGTGCTGGTCGCTCCAGTCATTGTAAACAATGCCAGAGCCGTCATCGACGCTGGGGTATCGTTCCGAGCCGATGCCATGCCCCAGCTAATCGTGGTTCCGCTTGTGCATCCTGTCACCTTAACGCGAAATTCGGCTGACAGAAGATCGTCAATATCAAAGCTCAAAGCATCGCCATGAGCCAAGCAAACGTTTTCGACTTCCGACGTTGAAGCCAATGTCAGCACTGCATTAGATGCGTTGCGAACATAGGTGGGAGCACCTGCAGAAGACGTGTCAACGACGAGCCAAGGTGTTGCTGGATCTGCTGATACCGGGAATGTTGCTGACGTTCCGAAGAAGTCGTCAACGTATTCCTGAAAGTCCTGAATACCTGCCATCTCAATTACCTTTCAAAACGGGTCATCGCATTCCGCTGCCGTTGGAAATGCTTCAAAGAACGGCGGACCACGCGGCCCGCCGTATTTTATTAGTCAGGCGATCACGCACCGTTGTGCTTGTACAGGCCACGGAAGTCGATCGGGGCAACCCCGAATGTCTGGCGCACCTTGTACTTGTAAACGTCCTTGTCGAAGTCCCATTCATTCTCGAGAACTGGGGATTGTTCTCCTTCGAGGAACGTCACTTCAACCGTGTCGACTTGGCTGTTGCTGGCTGCCAAGTACCATGCTGTCGAGCTATTGCCGTCCAGCAGTGGTTCGACGATGACCTTCAATGGTCGATCGCCGTTTGGTCCGTAGATGTTTTTCGTGTTGCTGTTACCAGCAGCAGACCCACCGACGGAAGGGTCTGCAATAGACCCAAGCAACTGCAGGGCGGTTGCCGAGATTGCCGCAGGCACAATCAGGAATGACGGCTGAATGTTTAGAATTACATCCGACCGCAATCCCTTTTTGGTCATCATGGAAATGAACGCAGTGTTGAGCGTCGTCACCGATGGAGCACCAGCGCCAGACGCATAGTTCGCGTGACCGCCGGCCGTAGTCTGAGCAGTTGCATTGAACAATGCTCCTGTGTCGGCCATCGTCGGATTGCTTGTCAGAACGCTGTAGACAGCCTGATTCTGCAAACGTCGGCACGCTGCCCCCTGCATTGCAGGAATTCGGCTGATTGCGTCAAGATCATCATTCACGACGGTTTCCCATGTCACGGTGAACATGTTGCCGTACTTGTTGATTTTGTACGTTTCTTTCGTGTCGGACATTCCCGCGTCCTTGTACTCCTTGCCTTCTGGCACCATTTCAGGCGTACCCATTTCGCTGAAGCGGATGCGGTTAATGTTCTTGAAGTCCGCAGTCGTTCCGGCATCGCGTGCCCACATGTTCCAGGTGAACGGAGCTTCCTCGTATCCTGCCAGAAGCGTCTTGTTAGCCGCGTCGAGCAGAAGATTTGAAAAGCTGCCAGTGGTGTGGTACGCATCACGCTGGATTCGGAATCGGTTCATCGATCCCGGATGGCCCATCGCAACCAGTGCAATATCCTTTGCTGCCATTCGGCGAACATCGCAGCCCATCTTTTCCGCGTACATTTCCGCAACACGGCCAAGCTTCATATTAGTGAAGTCCTGATGGCCTGCGGCTGGATTTGCCAGCGTCTGGTTTTGCATTCCGCTGGCTCGCAGAGTTCGCATGATCAGCCCATCACGAGCGGCTGCGAATAACTTGTCGTCGGCTGATTCTGCGACGTTCACACGTTCGGTCGACTGACCGGCAGGTTTGTTGGCCATTCGTTCCAAGATCCTTGTTCTTGCGGTGTTGAGGTCAACGCCGTCGTCACAGAGACTGTCGGCAACTGATCGTTCAATTTTGTGGACAGTGCACAGAGCCTGAATTTCCTTGCGTCGTTTGGCGTCAGTTCGCAACGCACGGCCGATCGCTTCTTCAACTTTCTTCTTGTCTTCTTCTGGATCAGTCGCGCCGTCCATGTTTTCAACTTTCTTTTCTTCTTCTGGTGGCTTCATATCGCCGTCCATGTTCTCGACTGGCTCTGCTGGTTCTGCTACGGCAGATGTGCCGAGCTTGCCAACAACCCACGCCAAGACTTGGTTTGGATCTGTCATGCCTTCAGGGAGCCCCATTGCTGCCAGTTGCGTCAATAGTGCCTCGTCCATTCGTGTTACCTTTCTTTCGAGGTCTGTATATGACCTGCGGACAGTTGAGAGCTCGTCTGCGCCTGTGGCACAAATCGAGGCGTTATGTGGCTGCCATCGCACATGGATGACTGCCGGACCATCGATCACCGCTCCGCGTTTCGTCGTGTAGCTTTGCCCATGTGGCACAAAGAGCGATTCCATAGGAACGGCAGTTATTGAAAAATCTGTGATGTGCCCTTCGTCCATTCGCGTGCGAATGACTTGTGATTCTGCATCACTCGCGAATGACGGAACGCCGTGAAGCTCTCCGTCGATGACTTGCATTTGACGGATAGAGCCGAAAATGTTTCTAACGCTTCGGTCGTCGTGAGAATCTACGATCGGAATCTGTGATTGATTGGCTCGGAGAACAACGCCATCCATCAACAGGACTTCATTGATGACGTAGCCGCGTTCTTCGTCGTATCGCCGAACTGGCGTTTCTGTGGCAATGACGACGTCAGAAACTCCCGTCGACACTCCGACTGATCGCATGACGACAGATAATGTTTTCAGTGGCGGAAGCTTGCCTTTTTTACTTGGCATTTTCTGTCTCCGGAACTTGATCGAGGTCCGTGTCAACTGTTCCGTCTGACGCATCTGCCAGAAGCATTTGTGCCGTGGCTTCTGTCAGTCCGAGAGACTGCAGAAACACCATTGACTTCGTTTCGCTGGCAGTGCCTGCGATGAACTCTGCCAGAATGTCTTCAATGGCTTTGCGATTGCGGCCCCATTGTTGACGCGACAAATCAGACATCTCACTCGACGGTACACCCTGACCTTGAGCCTGGCCGTTGGGCTGTGCGGACGCCGCCGCCATCTGCTGCGATTCAGCCTGTGCGTTCTGGACGTTGGCCATGTCGGCGGTCACAAGACCCAATTGTCTCTTAAGCTTCTCTTCTTTGGCTCGCTGGTAAAATACATTTTTCCAGTGCTTGCCACGCTGTCCAAGTTCGTCCTGATACGTGCTTTGGAATGAGTTCAACGCCGCATCCGAAGCCGACTGCTCGCTCTGCGGATCTACCCATTCCCATGCGGGAGTTTGCCATTCCACCGCCGTCGCGGCACGACGGTCGGCAAGTATCTCAGACATCGACGGGAAGCCGTCAGTGCCAGCCGTCGCGGCTTGATCACAGAATCGATCCCAGATCGGCTGGCAGAGATGTTGCACGTCATATCGTTGCCACCTCCGGAACCTGCGTCGATCTTCCAGCATACTTGTGCGGCTGCTGCTGTAGCTTGTGCCGCTGTAGTTTCGACTGACGACTTCGTAGCTCAGACCAGTGCCGACCGAGATTCCGCGAAGCATCAGATTGATCCACGGTTCGGATGCTGAGTTCGGCCGGCCGGGATTGATTGACTCGACCGATTCCCCTGGCTGCAATCGCACGATCATCGCCGGTTCAAGATACTCAAACTGATTGCCGTTGACGTCGCTCGACTCGTCGTCGGTCGATGGCATCAAGCCAGTGCCCGCGCGTCCATTGGTCGTGATCGCCACGCCGAAACACGAAGCAACTGCAGACGCCTGGATCTCATTGTCGACGTAGACGCCGAGGTCACGAAGCCATCCAAGGACAGGAGCGAACCACGATACTCCGCGAGTTTGACCGATGCGGTCGACTCGGTACAAATGCAGGATCTCAGACGCATCGATCCGAATTGGAAGAACGCGAGTTGCGTATGGTCCATTTGGATGCTCCGGATAAATCCAGTACGCCAGCGGCTTTCCGAGGTCATCGAGTTCAACGCCACGAATGACCTTGTTTCCGTCTTTACTGTGGATCTTGTATGTGTCTTTGTCGGTCGCCAGTCGGTCAGCTTCGATCAATTCAAGGGCAAGCGGCACGGGGCGATAGATGCCCCGGTACTTGTTCGATGGCGTGTTAACGAGGTGGATCAGTACTTCGCCAGCCTCAACCATTTCACGCTGTGCGAGCTGCTGGATTTCCGCGAAGTTCAGACGCCCGTTGACGTCGCACACTTCGCACCATTCCTGCCAAACCTTATCACGGATTTCGTTAAGGTCTTCAACGTCGGTGCCTTCTGGCGTTTCAATCTGAGACTGAGCAGTGATGCCTGTTCCAATCACGGAGCTGACGATCGTATCGACGACGCCCCAGGCATAAGCATTATCGCGGACCAATGATCGCGACCATGCACGCAAAGCGTCTGCCCCGAATGGCCCGAGCAGTTCACTGTCTGCTGATTGATTCTTTGGCTTCTTGTTGTTCGTTAGGCGGCTGGCTTCTGCTCCGGCGTACATTCGTTCAAGCGTCTTGCGTTGCTGAGTGCGACGCACGGCAGCAGCAGGGCTGAACACGCCGACAAGTTTATCGAGGGCTGTGCCAATCATCGCTTGGCCCTCTGCATCTTCGCGACTCGGAACATGCTGCCAGCGCCAGACTCACGGTCTGATTCCATCTGGAGCATTCTTCGCTGCTCAAACAGTGTTGGAAGATCTAGCGACGTAACCGAACGTGAACCGATTGAGTACGATGAGGCCCCTCCAGTCAGGAGTGCTTCAATCGCTGCGTCGATCTGTGCGAGTAGTGAGGTCGCTGTTGCCATGCCCGCATGATTGCGGTGTTATGTGGCGACGCGATAGGGCAAACATGGGTGCGGTTTATATGCCGTGTAAATCCTATTCCTTCCACGTTGCTCCGCAGAATCCACACTTGCAGTACCTTGTCCGCCCTTGAGTACTGACGACTCTAGAAAACGACTTTCCGGCCGTTTCCGCATTAGCCGCCCGCAAAGCAGGGCATGACGCGCAGTCTTTTGGCACGAACGTCGTCACTCGTGGCTTCGGCTTCTCAGCGTCTTCGAAGACTGTTGACCCAACCACCGGATCGTTTCTTTGGAGTTCCGTGTCGCTGGCCTGGCGGCTTTGCGGCCTGCTTTGATTGCTCTTGCTCATTTGCGGCTTTCGTTCTTGGAGTAACTGAAGGGCCATCGGGGTTCTCTGTTGTCGGTGAAAGGAGATAAATGCCACGGGCACTTGCTGCGGCCGCTGCCATGTATGTTGCATCGAGCCAGTGATTATTGCCGTTGATTACGTTCCAGTATGTCTTTACGCCCTTACCTTCCTTGAACTCGCTGACAAGTTCTTCAGAGGCGATGTGTTGCGCGAATGCAGTGTGTTTCCTGTCGTTTGGCTGAACGAACAAAGACAACGCCCCACGCCGAAGAAAGTTTTGATCGTCGTACGTTGGAGTGAGGAACCGCTCATGGACGAACTGCTTCCAGTAATCCGTATTCATTTCGTAAAGCCAAAGCCCCTGAGCTTCCTGATAGGCTGCGTGCATGTGGGCACCTGGCTTAATCTTGTCGGTTTCTTCCTTTTTGTCTCTGTATTTGCCTATGCCTTTTGAAACGTAGAACGGTGCGCCGTGGACATCGCGGACAAACTGGTAGGCGGCATCGGTGAATGTTCCAGAGTCGACGAACACGGCCTCAACCTTGCGATGTGATCCAGCCGCGTCAACGTATTGCTTCGACATCAACTCATCTCGCCAGTTTAGCAACGCACGATAAATCATCGGCTCACTGGTCTGACTATCCATTGCCTTGTCTGTTCCAGTGACTTCCGCCCGTCCATAATCGATGACGCATCCCCCAGCGCCCTTCCACCATGCGATGACGACCCAATGGCAGAGATACTTTCCGAGGTCGATCGCTGCCGTAATACACGATGCGCTGGCTGGCAACTGCAATCGATCCAGCCCGCTCAAACGGCTAGCTACGGTATGCCATGTCAGCCCGCTCCCCTGTGGTCCGACTTCTGCCGGTGGATCGTTATCGACTTCCGTGGCTACCGCCTTTTCGCCCCAATCAGCCGTTTTGTTGTAATAACTCTGGATTGCAGAAAGCTCCAGCGGCTCGCCATCTTCGTGAATAGTGCCGTCAAATGATGACGGATTACTGATAACGCAATCCCGCTCAATTTCAAATTTGTTGTCTCGCCAATAACGGAACGCAATGCGGGCATCCGGGTCATCTTGGGCACGCTCGATTCGCAGTCTCAGATATTCTTGGACCATATCCATCCGGTCTGGGGGAGTGATCATCTTGCGATAGCGACGGCCCTTAAATGATGGCTTCCTTGTCGGATCAGTGAACTTATAGGCGATACACTTTCTGTTCTGGATTGTGCAGAGAAGAACGCGAGCAACCCTCTTGGCAGACGCTGCAAGGCCCGCAATGTCTTTTTCAATCGTCTCTTCGTTCTTTTCGATCAAGGCATCTGAATCGGCTGCTTGGCGGTCTTCGATGTCGTCAATGATGGCAATTGATGGCCTGCTGTCCCTGTAGTTTGTTCCGCGAATGCTTCCGTCGATTCCAATGGATGCGAGGATCTGACCATTGCTGACTGGCTCTAAGTAGTCTGGCCAGTCGTCAGGCAGTTGATGCCGGCCGATCGTCGGGTAGATCAGGTGATCGGCTGCCAGTTCGAGATTGGATGGCTCGCCCGCTACCGTCTGCATTCGTGCCCGTGATGACCAGCCTCCAACGGCCTTAAAAGGAATACATAGTTCAGGGAAGTCAGCAAGCAACAATTCGGACTGCTGAAGCTTTTCACGGACGGTGCGCAGCTCGCCCTCGCTCTTTCGCTGATTCTTGCCGATGACGATTGGAAAGTTCGACAGCCCCTTCAGCGTCAGAAACAGGGCAGTATAGATTGCCAGCTTTGTTTTGCCCTCTCCACGAGTTCCGGCAATCGCTTGGTCTCCACCGTACATCGCAGCCCGCACAATACTGCTGTGCATGTCTCTGCGGTCTGTTGTAAACGGCTCAAAGAAGACTTCCGGAAAGTATGTCGTCAAGAACAGTTCGCCGTCCTGAAGTGCGTCGTATCGCCTGAGCGGATCTGCGGGACATGGTATTTTCAGATCACGCTCAGATGCCCTCTTGCGGGCCATCCTGACTCGCTGTGCATCCCTCTCGTCCGCCTTCAGCAATTCCCGCGTCTCCGGCCGCGATTCGAGCCAAGACTCCAGGCGGGAGTTGCTTAACGAGTTCAAGTAATCTAAGACGTCTTGCGTCATCAACAGCCTGCTTTTTAATGGCAACTTCCTGACGCTTCAAATCTGCCGCGTCCGCCCTAACGAGTGCCGTGAATGCTTTGATTCGCATTTCCTTGTCACCTGAATTCTCAATCACGTCGAACAGGTCATGCACGGCCTTTCGCCGCCGTTCCTCAAATCCCTCAAGCCATCCCGCCGCTAGTGCCTTGCCGACCATTTTCACTTCCGCAAGTGAGTTCAATTCCATGCGGCCCCTTTCCCCAGATGACACTAGAACGCACTAACTTTCTTTTAAGAATCCGGGGCTTTTTCCAT